ACCTTTCATTCTAGCACAAAAACTTGCTCTTCGCTTGTTTCCTTTCTTCTTACTTGGTGCTTTTAAGTCAGAACCAGGATTATCTCTCTCATAAGACTTTCTCCCTTTCTCATTTAAACCACCTTCTTTATTTTTTCCTGCTTTCTTTGTCCATGCTGCACCCTCACTTACCTGATCTTGTGGGAAGTTAGGAACATCAGTTGCACCTTGTACTGCTTTTTCTTTTTTCTTCTTTTTCTTTTCGTCTGCTGCTTTGGTAAGAACTACAGTATCTTCTTTCTTAACTTTAGTTTCGTTTTCTTTTTTCTTCTTTGCTTTGTCTTTAAATTCTTCTTTAGAATCTCCTGCATAGAAATATGTTTCTTTATGAGTCTTACCTTTCATGAGCATACCATCTGGCATTACATGATGACCCTCTGGTATAGGTTTGCACTTTTGTTCATCATTACAGAAGTATTGTCCTTTACCACATTTCTTTTCTTCAACCTGACAATCTGGATCAATCTGTTTACCATAAGTGATACATGGATCTTTACCACAACCACAGTTTTTTGACTTATCGTATTCTTCTTTCTTATTTTTATGTTTCCATGCTGTAGCGTATGCTATACCTTCTTCACCCTTTGTCAAGTTACCATCCTTAGAATATGATTTCTTTATATGCTTTATCATCCTATCATACTTTGCACCTTTAGGTGCTTCTTCCATAGTAAGAACTACAGGTCCGTCAGTTGCATCGGACTCATGAAATGATATTACTCTACAACCAGGATACATTTTATCACACAGTTTCTGTGCTTGAGGTCTTTGCATTTTAGAAAGACTTGCTCGGTATGCTGTGAAAGTAAACTGTCTACCTCTCCATATAAGAGAGATAACATAATATCTTCCATACATTGTAGGTATTCTTGTTGCCATTAACCTGTTACTGCATTGTTGTCTTTATCGTGACGCTGATATGCTGCAGGAGTTCTAGTAGTGTTATTAGCATTCCTTGCCTGATATGTGCCAGGTGTTCTAGTGCTTCTATCTGCGTTACGAGCTTGGAAGTCAGCATTAAAATTTTTATATGTGACTGTACTCCAACCCTCATTTCCTGAGAATTGATTAACCGTAGTGCTGCCTGGTTGAGGACTGACTTGGTTATTGTCTTTGTCGTGTCTTACGTATGCCATAAACTTATTTATCCTTTTTCTTGCTTGCCTGTTTGAGCATCTTTTGTAGATCAGCAGTGCTGCCAACAAATAAAGAATTGTTAGTTACTTGTGTTTTAACACTCTCTTCTTTGACATTCTTTTTGTCTTTCTGTAACGCCATAAGTTTGTCAGCGACATCACCTACATGTTTAATTAGTTGTCCTGCAACTTCATATGCACGTGGATGATCAGATGACATTGCAAGGTCAAGTGCACCATTAACTGCCTCTTGTCCTTTATCAATCAAAGAATATAAGTTACCTCTAGCATACTCATAGTCTTTTATTATATCATCACCCTCTACTGGTTTCTTTAGATGTAATTTATTTGTTTTTGGGATAATTTCTGTAGTATCCTCTACAGCATCAAATGCTTGATCTAAACCTGACATATCTTCTTTACTCATAATAAGATACCGATTCACTAAATCCAAAGTCATCACCACCTGTGAGTAGTGCATCATCTTGAACATCTATAAGATCAACTGGTGTTCCTGCAGTTGCAGCAGATGCTTTAGTTCCGTTCTGTGCTCTACGAACTGATAGTTTGTTTGGAGATGTTTTACTCTTAACATACATCACTTCATTACCAATTTCAATATATGATTGAGTTGGTATATTGACATAATCTAAAACTTCGATAGTAAGATTTCTTGCAGTAATTGCTCCTGACAATTCTGTAGTTCCATCTTGGTTTTGATCAGAAAGTGCCTTTGGTGCAACTTGATAAGCAACTTGTCTTGTAGTAGCAACGTCTTTCATGTCGGTATACATATCGACCTTTGCCTTCTTGATTGGTGCTGCAGTTCCTACAGGTCCGAAGATATATGCTTTGACTGTAAATTGCATTGTAATCAAAGTAATCTTTTTCTCGTCAAAAGATCCTTCATAGTCATCACTATAGTTGATGCTATTTAATATAATAGGGACATCCCTAAAGTCTGCCATGTCATCAACTAACTTAATAGTCATTTGATAAGAGGGTTGGAAAATAGGAACTATCTGTTCTGTTATTTCTAATGCTTCGTCGTTTGTTTTAGATATTATATTTAATTCAAAATCAATATTATAAGGAACAGGTGTGAATTGTTTCTTAACTGCATTTGCTGTATTTGCTTTTAATGTAAGTGTTGTGGGTGCAAGTTTTCTAACACTATCATATGATATCCCTGTCATTTCAAATGACAAACGGGGAACTGTGATAGCAACCTTCTGATTAAGATCTGCTTGTTGTTCTAGTCTTGCTAAGAATTTTTGTCTAGGACCATATGCCAAAGGCACCTTCATCCTACTATATACTGACCCGTCTTTATTTTCCTTTCTACATTCTATATTGTTAAAAAGTGTACCAAATCCAATGACACACTTTCTAAGAATTTTGTTATACGTGTATGATCCTAACATAATTTTTTAAACCATTCCAAATGGGTTGCCTTCGCTGAAGTCAATAATGTCGTCACCTAAACTTTCAAAGGTTACGCTCTCTGAATATTTAGGGTCAGCAGTTGCTTGCTCATCTCTATTGTCCAGAACTATCTGTGCTCCAGACTCCGATCCCACAATCAATTCACCGATAGCAAATGATCCAGTAGGTGTTTTGAGTTTTACAAATCCTTCTCCCGCATCCCATTCAACTAGGTTTGCAGTAGTTCCTGTTACACTTCCAGTAACTATTTCTGGAACCGTAAATGCACCTGTAATTCCTGCAGGAGCAGCAGTAAATGCAGCAGTTGCAGATGTATATCCGCTACCCGCGTTAGTAATATCTATAAGTCTTACACTCTTATAACCTGATCCACCACTTAAAATATTGATCGCAGTTAATACTCCATTAGTAAAAGTAGGAACTAATGTTGCTGCTATACCACCACTATCAGGTGCCGATACATTTAAAATTGCTCTATCTTCATCATACCCTTCTCCACCATTTATTATATTGACTGTTCTAATCTGTCCATCCTTTACCACTGATCTGATAACAGCAGATGATATCGGAGATCCGCTACTAACAGTTATATTAACCATGAATGCTTCTGCAGTTGCACCTGTACCATCACCACTGATTGTAATTAAAGGTGTTTCATTATACTTGCTACCATTATCACTAATGTAAATATTAGTAATTGCACCACTATCTATTACAGGATTTCCAGTTGCTGTAGTTCCGTTTGTAGTGAGGTAATAATGCTTAACAGTATAACCATAATCGACAAGTTCCTCATCATTATCAAATACATCTCCTTTCTCGTCGCTGTACTCGAATAGTTCAGCTTTCAGTTTATAAACATAACCTTTACCTAACTGATAGAAAGGTTCTTCATGTTCTACAAATTTTATCTCAAAGTAATTACTTGTTAATGGAAGATATATAAGATCTCCTTCTTGAGGTCTTTCTGGAGCTTTGAAATCTTTATTCAGTAGAAGAAATTGTGATATAAGATCCGAAAATCTTTGCTGAGATATAACCATCGTTATCTCATCAGTCTGTGCTACACCAAACTTTGTAAGCAAGTCTCCCCCACCTTGGAAACCATCAAAATTTTCCATGTATGCTTCTATTAAATATGCATCATTAAACTCACCAATTACTTCCTCATTAAACACACCGTCCGTCTGCATTATCTCTCTAGGACAGTATAGAATATCCATCCCAAACATTTTGAGATGCTCTTCTACTAAGTTTTGCATTAGAAACTGTTCGTTTCTAGTGCCATGTGTGAAGTAAGTGGTTCTTGCCATTATCCAATCATGTCTAGTGGTGGTGTCTCATACTTAGATATCATTTCTTCTTCTAGTTTCTCTACCTTTGCTTTACCTTCGTTGTATATAAACTCACCGTTCATTGTAATTCCACCTGGCAACTGTGCTCCTTGGAACTTGATTAAGTTAGCACCCCACTGTCTTTGTATCAATGCAGAAACATATCTCTTCAACCAGACATCATTATATACATCAGCAAACTGAGCAGGATCTACCGCACGATAACATTCTAAAACTAGGTATTGATCTGCAGGAACATCAGTTTTAAAATCTAAATCAAGATACAACCTGTCACCACGCATCTGATATCTAATCTGTTTCTGTCCTTCTAACAGATAGTAGATATCTTCTAATCTTCTATTGACCATTTCATATGTAAGAATCTCTGTCTGTGTAAGATCCCAAAGGTCATTCAATCTCCACTGATACCTAACATCAAATAAGTTTGTGACATTTTTAGATGTAAAATCAAAACATTTAATAACAGATGTCACGTATGGTGGCATCTTAAGATAGTTGTTCTGTTCAGAAAATGTAATAGTTTGATTATTGGAGGTACCAGAAGTAACAGTAGTATCAGTATCTGTTGTCATAGCATCCACCATCAACTGACTATACTTAACTTTTAGATGAGTTCTAATGTAACCATCCATGTGCCTTTCATTGTAAAACTGGACAGCATCGTCCACTAGATCATCTATCTGATCATCCTCTATGTTTATTTCTAGGACTGGTGCACCATTTTGACGTAATGCATAATCTATAAGTCCCTGTCTGGTAGCTGGTTTTGCCATGTTAGGTAGGGTTGATGTTGAATCTAATTCTTACATAATATGTAGTATTTGCATTAAGGTTAACAGCACCTGGTAATGTGTAAGAATTTAAGTTTGTTGAGTTACCAAGAGATTGGTGAACAATACTTGCAAATGTATTTGCAGGAGAGAACTGCCAATCACTAGAGGTATGCTGATATCCTGTTTTCATTGCAATAGAATTTACATTTATTGTTGGGTTGAATGCAGGAGTGATAACCTGTATTTCTGGTTGATCAACTAAAGGTGTTGTAAAGTTGACTGCAGCAGTGTATGCACTCTCTAGACCAGGCGTTGCATTGTCTCTAAATTTAACTTGAACTGAATAAGAAGTATCAAAATCTAAAGTTGAAACTGGAACTGTTAGTGATGTTAAGTTACCTTCATCTCCGTTTGCAAATGACTGAACTGTATCATATACAGTCACATTATCTGCAACTCTTCTTATTCTCCAAAAACTAGAGAAGTGTGTAGATCCTGCATACTCAGGAACAAACGCACTTGTAGTAATAACTGGTTGTCTAGAATAGGTTTTATTTGTATCTGGGTCAATAGTTGGTGTGACGCTTGTAGGTCCTGATACAAACTCAGACTCATTAACAGTCAGCGTTGCAGCAGTGGATGTTACTGTGGTTGCGTTAGTGTTTGTTAATACACAACGGAACTGTTCAGATGGAGTTGTTGGATAAACTGTAGTAGGAGTTGTATACGATGCTGAGTTTGCACCATTTATATTACTCCAGTTTGCTCCAGAGTTTAATGATTTCTGCCACTGATAAGATACAACACCACTTGTAATCGAAGCAACAATAGTAAACGTCGCAGTGTTACCTTCAGTGACTGCAGTTGAGTTTGGTTGTGTACCAATTGTTATAACACGTAAAACTGTTAGTTCTCCATGTGTAGAAGTAATATCTGCTGCAGCACCTACAAGAGATGCGACTGCTCTGTAACGATCTAGATTGTCATTAGCAAATACTAGAGTAGGTGTTGTATATGTTGCATTTGTTGCACCACCCACAGGACTATAGTTTGAACCACCGTCATCAGATCTCTCCCATTGGTAAGTTACAGTTCCACTGCTAGAAGTTGTTGCTAGTGTAAATTGTGCAGTCGCACCTTCATTAGCAGTTGCGTTTACTGGTTGTGATGTGATAGAAAATGTTCTTTGAACTGTTAAAACAACCGCATTGGTTGTTGCGGGACTAGCAGCACCGACTGCACTGATAACGCAACGATACTGATCATCATGGTCATCTGCATAGTATGCAAGTCCAGTTGTATATGATGCTGAGGTTGCTCCACTAAGTGTGTTCCAAACAGCTCCACCATTATCTGATTTCTCCCACTGATATGTCACACTAGGTGTATGTGATGAGAAACCTCCTGCTTCACCGCCACCACCACCACTAGGAGTGTCAAACTGATCTGTTTCAAATGAAGATGACGCAGCGTTACCACCTACAGGTGCCATTGTAACTCCACCCAATGTGGTAAATGTTGCAGTCTGTCCTTCATCAACTGTTGCAGGGGATGGTTGAGATGATACAACAACTGTTACAGTTTCTACTTGTAATGTAGCAGCATTAGATGGTATAGATGTAGCACCCGCACATGAAAGAACACAACGATATTGATATTCATCATACGCTGTAGTTAATGCAGGTGTAGTATATGTTGAAGTTGTTCCACCAGTTCCTTCAGATACATTAGACCATGATGCTCCATCTGTAATAGATACTTGCCACTGGAATGTAATATCTTCTGAATCATTATCTGATGTATTGGCAGCAACACCAAAAGATACTGTCCCTCCAACTGAACCAGTTATATTGACTGGTTGTGATGTAATATTAATTGTTCTTTGAACAAACAATCTAGCAACAGATGAGATAACCTCACTTGCACCTGTTGCGTTTAGTTTACATCGGTAGTAATCACCGTAACTGTCATCATATGTCGTAGAACCAGTAGCATAAGTTGTAGTGTTAGCACCACTAATATCTTGATAATTTATACCATCACCGTTCTCAGATTTTTGCCATTGATATGTAACAGTAGCACTATCCAAAGTAGAACCCACTGCTGTAAATGATCCTGCAGCAGGAGAAATAGGTGTGGAGTTGACTGGTTGTGTATCTACAGTAATAGTTCTGGATACTGTTAGTGTAACTGGGTTTGTGTAAGATGGTGCAACTGTAGTGCTAGTTTCTAACTGACAACGATATTGAAAATTATTCTTGGCATAATCATCATCTACAGTGAGTGTATTAGTAAATGCTCCACTATATCCACTACCATTAGATCCAATATACCAACCTACTCCACCATTAACTGAGATCTCCCATTGGAACATAATTGTTGATCCGTCATCACTGATACCCGCTACAGGTCCAAAGTTAACTGTTCCACCAGATCCTGCTACGATACTTTGATTAGTTGGTTGCTGCGTAATTGTTACTAGAACTCCAGTTCCAGTTGTGGTGAATGCATATGATCTTGCATTGCTAGTTACGTTTTCTGTAACTGTAAAATTGTATGTTGTATCAAGATAATCAGAAGTAACAGTTCCTGATAAATTACCTGTTGCAGTGTTAAAGATCAAACCAGTAGCACCAATAGAGTCACCACTCAATGTATATGCTTCAAAGGTTGGTTCAGATGCAAATGTCTGTCCTGTCAAACCTAAATCTAAATTAACACTATCGCCATTATTATATGTTGCAAGAGTTCCCGCTGCTGTTGTCCAAGTTACACTTGTGTCAATGTAAGGATAGAACATTCCACGTGATGTGGTTAACTCTGCACCAGTTCCATTGTAATTAAAGTCAACACCAGAATCTACAGGGTAATAAACTACAGGAGAACTTTGTGCAGCTGCTTCTTGTGTATCAGTAGATGATGTTAATGATGTTGATGTAGATACTACACCATCATAACTTTCATGTGTTTTTTCTTCTGTCTTAATCAGTGCGAGATAGTTATTAGTTCCACCACCAGTTGTACCTGCAGTAGCATTATTTGGTGCTGTAACTGTAATACTATTATTAAGAGCACTCTCTGCTTGTATGTTTAACCAACCAGATTGTGATAATGTAGATACGTTTATACCGCCAACTACTACACCACCACTACCGCCTGGTGCACTCGATACTGTGATAGTTCCTATCATACCACCATGATTACCACACTGATAATAATAAGTTCCTGCTGTGTTTGGTGTCCAAGATACTGTTGCGTTACCTGTAGAACCTTGACCACTAGCAGTTGGTGTAGTTACGTTACTACCACCATTTGATACTCTGAGATAAAATGGGTGAATACTTGATACATTGCTTAAATTAAAATTAATTGTATCTCCAACGTATACACCTACTCCTGCGTTGCTACCACTAACAGAACCATTTCTATCTGTTCCACTAAGAGTATATACACTAGAGTTTGGTGCAGTTGTTGTTATATTATAAGTTGTTGGTGTAGAAGATCCTGCTCCTGCTGTAGATCCTGTAGTTCTAAGTTGTACTTTCCTACCTACATTTCCTAGGAAATGAGCTGAGTCAGCTGGATTGAATTTGATCTCTAAAAAACTATTTCCAGAAAGAGTGACATATGGATTGTCTATAAGTTTCTTATCTACTATGCTGTTTATGGGATAGTTCCCATGTGTACCTGTCCTAACATCACCAGTCGATCCTGTAGTTCTCGCAAATGCTTTTGCTAAACCGCATATATTATTTGTGGTTAATGTATATCCATTTTTACCGCACCACGCTGCAATAATACCCGCAGTAATAGGACCTGAGAATGATGTGCCATCTATGGTGCTATAATTTGTCGTGCTTGTATACGGTGTATTAGCAGTCCAATCATATGCAGGAAGTAATATTTTTTCGCCAGGTGCCACCGTTGTGCAACCAGATCCATAGTTAGAGAATATTGCCCATCTGTCATTATATGATGTAGCACCAACTGTAATTTTATTTTGGTTTGTATCTACATTATTAATACCACCGAGGGTATTATCAGTATATCCTGCTGTTCTTGCACCCGCTACACATCTAGTTTGTAAAGGTCCTGCAGTTACATCACTACTATTTTTAAATCCATTACCCGCAGATCTAACAATTATTATTTTATTAGATGTTGCTATAGTTCCTTCGATGTCATCTAACATCTCTTCATCGGTTCCCGTATCATCTCCTGCATCATTCAACTCAATGTTAGGTGAGTTTGCTGTAGGAATGCCAGGTCCGAAGGATGCATTGATAACAGCTGGACGATTATTACCTTTATAGTTAGCATTACCACTGTCGTTATGATCTATAACTGCTTGATATGCTGCTAGTATTCCACTATAAGAACCAGTTACACTACTACTAAAACACTTCAATGCATATATTGTTGCTCTTTTTGATATTCCAGCTGTCCTACCAGCTGCAAGAATAGCACACTGAGTTCCATGACCCGCATCATCTTCATTATTAGAACCGTATGTACCAGAAAAATGACTTAACTGAAACACTCTATAGTTCTGTTGTTCAGCAGTACCATTAAGATCACTAACAAAATCAGGATCATATAGTTCTGGATGTAGTGCTGCGTTGTTACCTGTTGGTCTACTAGCACCACGAACACCTGAGTCTAAGATGTAAATGTCTACACCATCACCATCTGCGTTTGTTCCTTGACTAAATTGTCTGTTTAAATATTGCCTATCCTGCTTTGTAATTCTATCTAAGTGCCAGAAATCGTGTATGTTTATTGTTCCATACCTATCAAGTGCTCCAGTAGTAAATCTTCCCATACCAGAATGAGTAGCACAATAATAGTATAAAATTGATGGTGTAGAAGAACTAACAGTTAATGTAGTTGCACCATCTGTGCCAGGTGTTCCTGATACAACAACTCCAGATGTTAAGTCTCCTGTTCCACCTGTAGTATGTGTTCCATCTTGTGTTTCTGAGAATCTAAATGGATGACCGCTGTTTGATGAGTCACTCTGATCAAATGCATAAGTTCCACCTTGTAAAAAACCTGTCTGATTATAGAACCTACTATAGGTACCACCCTGTGTTTGTGAGAAGACAAAAAAGTCACTACCACCAATATTTGAGACTTTTACATATATTGTACCAGAACCACTAGTTGTTATATTTCTTGTATTGCTTGTTGCTTGTCCTTCTGCAGGAGTATTGATATTACTAGATCCAGAGGTATCTACTGTTAGAGACGCCTCAGTAGGCATAGGATCTCCCGAATATACCTCAGCATCCCATGTAGCATTCTTAACTACATTCAACGCTCTTAATTGTGATATCAAATTACTTTGATACGCTGCAGGGCAGTCAAAAGTAACTATCTGAAATGATCTGAATTGTTCTACAAAGGATAAGAAACCATATAATTTCAAGATCGCTGCACACGCTTGATCTATGCTATAGTTATCGTTGATCCTTACTATTACCTTCTTCATTCTATGGTACAATAAGTCCTTCAGATCTATTTAGTCCAAATCCTATACACAAAAAAATACCCAAAAAATTTTTTTGGGATATTTGGAATCAAAAAGTCAATTTTAATTTATGAAGTTGTATCAGTTGCTTTTGCTAGTAGGTTCTGAACCTGACCCTCTGACATTTGTTGCTTACCCATTCTTTCTACAGGTTTGCAAAATTTTATATCATGTTTCTCATCAAATACAAATTTTGTTCGTAGGTGTGTTCTATCTCTTTCTACAATTAAATGGTATGAATGTCCATACAAAGTAGTATTGAATCCAATGGATAAAATTTCTCTACCTTCGTATAAACTTCCTGTTTTAAAAGGACATGTCTCTGCAGTTCCATCAAATTTAATATGGAACTGTCTAGAGTTTACATGTTCTTGTTGTCTAAGTTCACTTGACTTCTTCAGTGGCATCTTCTTCTGGTTTCTTGAGTGTCATATTGAGTGCTTCAACTGCACCTTCTAACCTTAATACTTGTTCTTTACGATTGGCTAGTTGTTTTTCCAGTTCGACGATTGTTGCTTTTTGATCTTTCAGTTGGTCAGTAAACTCTTTGACCATTGTTTCAGCGTCCATAGTTTAGAATTACGAGAGTATAGTATATATTATAGCATAACATCCTTCATATTTCTAGTCTTAAACATTAAAGTTATTCTAAGGGAATCGCAATATTGACTCACTGGTCTGACTCCGTGCCAAACATTGCCAGGAAAACCTAATACAGATCTGAATTTAGGTAGTACCGAATTGGTTATTAATCTTTTTTCTTTATCCCAAAGAATAGTTTCTCCTCCCCAATCAACATTCCAATCATTATTTACATATACAATTATAGTTTTGCTTGTATCTAAAGAGTCATCAGTATGTAATTTTTGATCTTGACCGCATGTTTGAGCATTTGCATAACAACGAATCAAAACATCTTCTGGATCTAAGTGAGATTTAATATCTTTCCATACATCAAGTATTAGTCCATTAAGTTCATTCTCACAATTATAACAAGACTGCCCTTCTCTAGATGGTCCTCCAAAAAAGATAGACCATTTGGGTATACTTCTCGTCATTAAACTTTTATGACTACGATATCCCCATGTCCAAGAAGATTCATGTAAAAATTTGCACAATGCAATTGCCCTAGATTCGGACAATACATTTTCATGATAAAACATATATTATTTAATTTATTATTAACCGAAATGTGTTCTTGCTGAAGCTAAGAAGTTATCTACAAAACCTCTTGCATCAGCTTGACTCATATCTCCATTTGTTTGTCCTTTTGATAATAGAGCTGTCCAAACAAAACAGTTTGTTGATGTTGATTGGTAATATGAATAGTCACTATCTGAGTTACCCGCATAATCAGTAGTTGCAAATCCACCAGCTACTGTGCTACTCCAAGAAGATTGACCAACAGTACAATATAAGTGACAAACACTAGGGTCACTATTCTGGTTCCATCCTTTGTTTACGAGCCATGCATAAACTGGACTAAA